CCATGCTGGCAGTCTCTAGGGGCAGACTTGTGCTCATGTCCACCCCGCGGGGGGAGCAAGGATTCTTCTTCGACACCTGGGCCAAAAGCAAAGGCTGGGAGAAGATCGAAGTTCCGTGGCAACAGTGCCCCCGGATCGATCCTGCCTTCATCGAGGAAGAACGCTTAGAGCGCGGTAATGCTTGGGTCGCACAAGAATATGAATGTCAGTTTATTGGCGCGGGGGCCACAAGGATCCAGCGGGCCTGGCTAAAGTACGAGGACCGCACACCACCACAACCACAGCTTAACATATCACTAGGTGTAGATCTTGCGATATCTGAAAAAGAGACAGCCGATTATACGGCTGGCGCGGTTATGGGCAGAGATCGAGAAGGAATACTGCACGTGCTAGACGTCCAACGAATCCGCGGATCATTCTCTGAGCAGATTACTTTTATCAGTCAGATGGCGGCCAAATGGAAGCCGTCTATCGTGGCCATTGAAGAAGTCAATTACCAAAAAGCCCTGATCCAGCAGCTTTCGGCCCAAACGTCTTTAAACGTCCGGGGAGTAAAACCCATATCGGATAAGGTATCAAGATTTGCTCCCCTGGAGGCCCGGTACGAGCTAGGTCAGATCTATCATAACCGTAGCCTACCCCCAGAATTCGAATCCGAGTTATTGAGCTTCCCTGTAGGTGCCCACGACGACCAATGTGATGCCTTAGCATACGCATTTCAGGCCTTGGGTCAGATGCTCCAGAACGTGAAGCTCACCTTCACCGGAGCCACCCGAGTACCCCCATGGAAGTAGACCACTATGATCATGCGCATACCGATTCTGAAGGCCATTCTGGCGAAAGAGAAAGCCAGGGACTACGAGGCCGAATACAGGGAGTACCACGGCAAGCCCGAGCAGATCAAGCGACGGGCACAGCGCAATGCGGCCAGGAGAAAGCTGGGGCTCAAGCGGGGGGATCGCCTCGAAGTGGATCATAAGGTAGCGTTATCACATGGTGGATCCAATAACCAAAGAAATTTGCGTGCTGTGAGTCGATCCACTAACAGACACAAGGGGGCAAAAAGAGAATGAAGGGCACAATCGATTATAACCTAGTGGAGGCGTTTGCCCGGACACACCCCCTCACCGCACCATGGAATATCGCCAAGCATTTCGGACTCGTATATAAAAAAGCAACACAGGACAGCAAATTCTGCACGGCGGTCGAATCGGGGATTCGTCGAGGGTTGGAGTTTGAATATCGTCGATCGAAACACCACGAGCATATAATCACCCGCGACGGCGCTAAATGGAGATGCACTGAATGCTGTAAACTGTTCGAATCCGTATAAATTTCTATCTCACAAGATCCCATCAAATACCCATCAAATAGGAAGCCTCTCATGCCAAAATCTACTCAGCCTCCCGCAGCCCCCAACGGCGGCATCTACCCGAAATTTATCCAGAGCCCCAAGGCTCTCAACCGCCAGGAGTACGGCAGGTCAGGACTTACCTACTTCATGCCGGGCTGGATCCGGCGAGACTTCCTGCCAGAGCTGCAAGGCCGGAACCTGTGGCTCGTCTATGAGCAGATGGGTTCAAATGATGCGTACGTTGGATCGGCTCTGAATGCCTATTCTCTCTTCATTCGCCGCACGACCTGGCACGTCGACCCGGTAGTCGATGAGAACAAGGACAATGGGTCCGCCGCGTTCCTCGAAGAGTGCATGAATGACATGTGGCACTCCTGGCAAACGTTCATAGCGACTGCTGCCAAGCCTACACTTCAGTTCGGGTTCGCGCCGTTCGAAAAGATATTCAAGGAGAGGAACGGTGAGCAGTATGATGAAAGATACTCCTCGGAATACGATGATAATGCCATCGGCTGGGCCAACTTTTCTTTCAGGAGCCCGGACACGGTGTTTCATTGGGATTACGATCCCGAAGACGTAACTCGCCTGATTGGTCTTACCCAGCTCGCGGCGCCTGATTATCACACCACGTTCATTCCAATCGAGAAGATCCTGAACCTTCGGGCTGAACCGGGAAGGGACAGCCCGGAAGGTAGATCTATACTCAGGCCGGTCTGGAGGTCCTGGCGGACCAAGTCCCTCATGGAGGACTTGCGAAACATAACAGCGGAAAGAGGCGGCGCAGGCATTCCATGGGCAGAAGTGCCGGGAAATATCTGCAATGCCCCATTCATAGATCCGAGTACCCCCGAAGCAGAATCCGCTCTAGCCTCTTATAATAGCCTGGTCGAGACCCTGACCAACATCACAACAGATGCCCAGAAGTGGATCATCACCCCCCAAGTCTGGGACCAGAATGGGAACCCCACGATCAAGATAGGGTTCCTACAGCCCTCACAGAACGCAGACATCATCGGCCATATCACGGCATCTATCGAGGCAGAAGCCAAAGCGATCCTGATCGCTACCATGACTGAGTTCCAGGCCCTCGGGATGGGTGGAACTGGCAGTCTGGCCTTATCACGAGACAAGACCGACAACTTCACACTAGCGGTCGCGGCCACGGCCACATCCTTCCAGGAGTCAATAAACAGTCAGGCAGTCAAACAACTATTCAGGCTTAACCCACAGTTTGAGTTCGAGCGGGGCAAACCCAAACCCAAGATCGTTTACGATCCGCTGGTGCCACTCAGCACGCAGGACATAGTTGCTATCCTGGGGTTATTCGAAAAAGCGGGCTGGCCTCTCGATAAACAATCTGGGATCCGTGATGCGATCGTCAAGAACCTGGGGCTCCCGGACTATATCGAGCAGGAGACGAACGACGCTCTGCAAGAGCACGGCGACAGCCCCATAGCAAGCCTGCTGGATGGCAAGAGCGCGATAGACGCGATATTGGGTGGTGCAGATCTTGCTCCATCCGGTCGATAGTCTCTACCCCTGGCTGATCGTCGTTCTATCGCTCCTGGGTGCCCGGCTGGTGTCCAGCGCGACCAGACGCACCCGGAAGATAGGGTTCGCTGTCTGGATGATCAGCAACGGAATGATCGGTATTGGTTTTTACCAGACAGGCGACGTCCCCCAGGCTCTATTGTTCCTGGTGGGATACGAATACTACAACTTCAGAGGATTTCTGAATAATCGGAGGGAAACATGATTTACGTTCTGACTTATCCCGAGACGGTTTGGGAGAGACTTAAGTTCCACATCAGAGGCACCGTCCCAACCGTACTCTGTGGCGAGATCCGCCAGGGTCCTGGCGTCGTAGAATGCGTTACGGGCGAGGATTCCTGCATCACCATTCCCATGAACCGGGTTATGCAAGTGATTTGGGAGTCGGGCTACAAGAATGCCTTCGAACAGGCCCAGAAAGAGTACTTCGACGGTCTGGCAAAATCTATGGCCGGGATGGCGGTTGTCCCGGCTGGATGCACTTGTGGCGAAGATGAAGATGATTGCGATTGCGCCATAGGGCCATATACGGCATCATCCGCCGCCGTGGACGGCTACAACTGAGAGGCCGAAATGCCCAGCTACACCCTCGGCCTCGACAGGCGCGTAGATGCGTTGATCGAGCTTCTGGACTGCCCCGTGAGATGGTCGAGCAAAGAGTACGTTCTAATTCTTGCAGAAAATCTGGCGATGAAATGTAATGATGGTGGTCGACCAGATTTAAGCGACAGGATCAAGACGAAAGCCGTAGAGGTAATCCGATGAACCACACGCTTGATTATGATTTTTGTGGAGATTCCACAACAGATTATCGGGTTGGAAGGAAGATCAAATCACAGCATATGATCGCAGAAGCGACATATGGAAACAAGACCCCGGAAACGCTCCGTTCGCAGCTTGTATTTCGATAAACACACCGGGTCAGTAGAAGCGCGGTAATGTACGCAAAAGCCTAGGAGCGCGACGTGGTGATGCGGAAACCCGAACACATTTACTCCACGACCAGGCCATAGCATGAACTCCGAACTCCTCTCTCTCATCCGTGAGACTGGCTATCTGTCCGATGCCACTCTGACCGACCAAGCCCGGTACGACCTCCTCACCCCCTCGTTCTGGCGCAGAGCTCGAGCATTGGGCTATGACCTGACAGACTTGCGGCGCAAGCTCTGGCGTACTGCAGGCCGGCCCGAGTCCTTCCTTCTGTCCCAGCTCCCTCTGTCAGAGATCGAGAAGGCGGTCCGAAGCAAGTCTAAGGAAGAGGACCCCAGGAAGAGGATCAAAGAGACCGCCGCTATCATCGCTTTGCTCTACAAGCGAGGCGAGAAGGCCATCAAGGCAGCCATCGACAGCAACCTCGATAACCCGGACAGGCTGCGATCTCTCACAGACCGGATCCGGCGAGAGCTGCTGGTGAATGCGGCCTCATGGCTGGGCACATCTATACCTGGTCTTTATCTGGCAGGATCTCGGGCAGGATCACTCCAGGGGCCTCATGCCAAGGCTGCTCAGGCGATGGCCACTCAGGAGATGAACCGCTTCCGGGAAGTGGATGCTCAGCTCTCCAGACACATAGAAGAGGTCATAGCCGAATCGGAGAAGCGAAGAGCTCAGGCTGCGCTGGCTAACAAGAAGGTGGACTATTCCGGTCTGAAAGGCAGGATCATAGGCCACAAGACGATAGACGGCAAAGAGCTGGGGATCGCAGATTACATTCAGATGGTGGCGATCACAGCTGCTAGGAACTCGTTTAACGAAGGATCAATCAACCGGGCGGTCGAGCAGAACGAGGATTTGGTACTGGTATCCCGTGAGATCAGGCCGAACACTTGTGACGTATGTCGCGAGTATGCCGGGAAGATATTATCCATATCAGGAAAGTCAAAAGAGTACCCGGCGCTCGACACTGCGTTAGAAGAGGGGCTCATGCACCCGAATTGCATCCACCACCTTTTGCCAATTAATTATCCTGGATCGACCTAAAATGTTTCCTGAAGAAGATTACGAAGCCCGAGAAGCCCACCGGGCTATGGTAGCTCGCTGTCGGGCATTGATGGATGACTGGCAGGCCCTGCGAGAGCTTGGTTCTGAAGCCGAAAAATATTGTTGAGGTAATATTTATGATCATGCGCATACCCATCCTCAAGTCTATCCTCCGGAATCTTGATTGGTTCGAAGAGGCCAGGCAGCACCACAAAGCCCCCGAAGGAACCATCTTTGTCGGCGGTATCAACCACCGTTTGAAGAAAGAGGATTGGGTTGAGCAGAAGCACCCCCGTGCAGACGATGGCAAGTTCACGTCGGGCTCAGGAGGCGGCTCCAAGAAGCCATCCAAGACGAAGAGGAAGCTGGAAAGGCGTGCGGAAGCAGCCAGCCAGGGACGAGTGTCCGGTGCTATCCAGACACTCTTGAGTGGTGGCAGCGCATTGGACAAGATCGGATGGCTGCAGAAGCCCAAGCCAGAGCTTAAGCCCGAGACACACAACTCCGAGGAGGAGCCAAGCATCCTTGATATCATCAACCGGCGCAACGAGCAGGCCGCCGCTATGCGTGGGAAGGTACCCGGCATGGAGCATCCGTCTCAGAGGAGCCTGCGTGAAGGCGCGCCAGAAGGAGGTCACTCACCGAGAGTCCCCACACAACACGAACGCGATTATCGAGACAGTCAGCGCCAATGGGACAACGATCGGCGCAGGATGGGTATCCCAGTTCCCGGCGATGAACTGGCTACCTTGGAGATTTCCGGAGAGCCCAAGTCCGAGAAGAAGCCGGAACCGGAAAAGCCGAAGCCCGCAAAACCACCTGCCGCAAACATCGAATCAGCTAAAAATACCATCCGTGAAAATCTCAAGTCTGGGAAGTTGAAAAAAGAAACAGTGATCGCGGCTGTGCGGTCGCTATACGAGCAGGCCAACGAGGCGGAATCTAAGGGAGACGATGCCACGGCCAAAAAGCTTGATCAGCAAGCCGAAATCATGACAGATGCGGCTGGCATCAAAGGAGAATTATATTCACAAGGAATATTACAGATCCGTGGCAGTCAGTCGCATATTGGATCAGGCATCCTCGCCGGGCGGCCGGGCTTTACGAAAAACCCACCCCGCGCCAAGATTCCGCCAGAGGGAATATGGACAGGACATGGCCCGAGACCAGCAACCGATCCTAAGCGAGACGCAGAGATACGGCGGCTAGGTCCCACACCCAGGCAGATAAATTCCCTAGAAACGTCACATCGAATAGAGGCATACCGAAATAAAGTGATCTCGCGTGGTGAACGGTTAGAGCATTTCAAAGAAGGTGACCAAGATCTCGGGTTATATGAATACAACGGAAAAACATATCTTGTAGATCACGAACGCCCCAACCAGTTCTCTACCATGTCAGCCGATGAATGGCGCCGATTAAAGGACGAGCTGGTGGGGGATGGTGAGCCACCACACGCGGAGCCCATACGACCTAAGCCAGTGTCTGCACCAGCCAAAAGTCCACACGTCACCACAGCAAGCAGCTCCGATATAGTAACACACGGAAAAAAGGTAGACGAGCACGGGAACAAATCACTACACGAGTACGGGGGTGGGTTGTATGTGGTCACCCAAGGAAAACCCAATGGCCTCAAGATATCTAGGACTGGGTGGGAGAGCATGAAATATGATTAGGAGTTCCAATAGGGGCTCCGGCATTTCGGGCACGTCTCCGGCTCTTTGGGCTTTCTGGGGGTCCAGACATGGCCACACTTCTTGCATGTCTGGGGCCTGAGCCACAACTCGCGGCCTGTATCCTCGATCATACGGTCAATATCTTTCTCTATCTTCCGTATGCACGGGTCGCATATGGCATCATGTGCATAGATCTTGTGGAGGGTCGCTACTTGCCTGTGACAGACTTCACAGGCAGGCAGATCCGCAATTTCCTCAAGAGTCGCAGCCAGATAATCTTTACTGGCAGGATGCTTATCGAGGTCATATACCGCACCACTCTCGATCTTGTAATGTCCCTCAACGAGTTCCTCATCGAGAGCCGCCCGGATTTGGTTCATGGTATCTCTGATAACGATTGAGTTGCCGAAAAGAAAAACGAGCTTGTAGGCCATCTCTCAGGCCCCCGCCAGTTCAGTGAGGTACTCATCCATCTCTTCAACAGAGTATAGGCCCAGCACAAAGGTTTCGTCGAAAGTTGCACTCTGTTCGGCAACCGATTCAATGATTGCTGCTATCTCATTCTTTGTTTCCATTTTGTATCTCTCCCATGCAATTCAGATATGATATCATATACGCTATGCATATAAATAACTTTTGGTGCATTTCATGATTATCAAAGGTATCGATTTCGGAGACATCCACGTTCCCCGATTAGAAGGTAATTCTATGGATGAAGAAGAATATATAGAAGACGAGGAGCTGGAGAAAGGCTCCGATTTAG